CGGAACAAAATCAAATATTGGATCCTTAATTACATTCATGTTTCGCTGAACAAACACCCACCAAAGTTTTGGGGTGCCGTAGAGATCAAATGCTAGTAGATCTGGACGTTGGTTATATTGATTTTCTATTTTGTATAAAAAATCATCTGCTTCTGCAGGTACTGGTCTAATTGATAATGTTTCCAAATAGAGATTATTTTGTTTAGTTAGGTAATAAGGAGAACTTTTTTTATAGTTTGCCATATTATAAGAATCCTACTGTACTTGCAGTTTTGCCGCTGGCAAAATCTTCTAGACTGAATTGACGTAGTCTGCTTCTGTTGTATATCGGTGTTACCGTTACACTGATAGTACTCATAATTGGTACCCAGGATGGAGTTGTCATTGCACCCATCTGGCATTTAATGTATTGCACATCGTCTTTCATATCAAACGATGCTGCTTTAACAACCACAGGAACTGTATTAAAAATATTGCTGCCATATCCGTTCAGCTGACACACAATTGGTGGATTTCCAACGTTTGGTCCTGTTCCGTAGAACATTTTAGTTGCTGTTCTTAAAAAGGTAGTTGCTGCGATCCAGTAGTATGCATCTTGTTCGTTTTCACAACTAAATTCTCCAGAGATCTGTATGTCGTCTACCTGACTATTTTTATAGGCTTGGAATGGGAAATTGTTATGTACTGGATCAAGTTGAGTATACTGAGCTTTTGTGCTAACTGTAATTGTAGGAAGATACGGCCATACCATACCTCCTGTAGTTTTTAATGTTGAGTTAAACAACGGCGAATTAAACAATCCCCAATTGCAATCTAGTCTAACACGCCAGTCATTACTAGGTGTAGGAGTCATTGAAACTACTGCTCCCCTAGACTGAAATAGCTGTCCGTTGGCTGGTAAGTTTGCACCTCGGCGCATACTTAATAAATTATTAACCATGCCGGCGGCTGAAGAAATTGTACTGGCTACACTTAGAAGGCCGCCGGCAAGATTTCCGCCTGTTAGTTTGTTAACCGATGCAGCAACGTCAGCAGTGATATTACTAATCGATCCTGCTGCTCCGCCAATCGATGATACTAAACTGGTAGCTTGATTTGCAATGCCGCCAAGGGCACCACTAACACTGTTTAATCCTAGTGATCCTGCTTGGGAAGTTAAACCTTGCAATGACTTTTGGCCCATGTCTATAGCATTGCCGATGCTTGCGGTCGCTCCGTTTAAACCGGAACCAATCTCTCCAGATATCCTAGACATAGTAGCGTCTAAATTTATTTTGGATAAATCACTAGCTGCAGAGCTTAAAGCAGCGCCAGACTGGGCCATCGACTGTGAAATTGACTGTGATAAGCTGGCAACCAGTGCTGCTTGAGGATTTGTGGGCAAACTCATTGTAATTTTTCTCCCTTTAGTCTATTTATTTCTTTAAAAATGTGCTATTATATAAGTAATAGGAGAATCTAAACTAATGACTATAACTACTGTACCAAAGATAAAGTACTTAACAAACAAGGATCTATTAAAAGAGATCCATCTAAGCAAGAATACATATTGCTTTTATACCGACAAAGCCTTTGCAGACTACGACTTAATTATACCAAACTTATCAAAGGTTAATATTAGAACCATTGCTGAAGCCAAACGTAATAGAGCTTCTAGACTAGCAAAACTAGCACACGAAGCTGCGGTACTAGCAACTGGTAAAAAACAAAGTGCTAAAGACTTTGAGATCGACTATAAAAAAATCCTTAAAAAGGATGTTGTGTTCCGTGTAATGACTTTTGAACATATTCCGTTGGCTCCTGGCAGAAAGAAAACTCTTAAAAATACTGCTGACAGTCACGACAAGGTAAATTTTCCTCCATTCCAACATTGGAAGTTTGATGACAATGATAATCTTGTACTTGTGGGTAAAAGTCATTGGAAGGGCGACTTAGCTACGGGCACCTTTAATAAAGAACACGGACGCATGACTGATAATCTAGCTCGTATGTTTATCAAACTCTGTGAGAGGTATGCAACACGTGGTAATGTTCGTGGCTATACATATAACGATGAAATGCGTGGCCAAGCTATTTTACAATTAACTCAAATAGGACTCCAATTCGATGAAAGCAAATCTGATAATCCTTTTGCTTATTATACTGCTGCTGTTACCAATAGTTTCGTACGTATCATCAACATTGAAAAACGTAACCAAAATATTAGAGACGACATCCTCGAAATGAATGGCATGAATCCAAGTTGGACTAGACAGAACAGCGGTGCGGCTCCTACACCAGGACCAACAACTATTACCCAAGGCGGTGAAGGCGGAGATTGGGATTGACCTTAGTGTTGTAAAAGTGTTACAATAATAAAGGAGATCACAATGTCATTATTCAAAAAAGTAGCGTGTTTTACCGATATACATTTCGGATTAAAATCTGGTAGCAGAACCCATAATCAAGATTGTGAAGATTTTGTAAATTGGTTCTGTGATACTGCCAAAGCAGAAGGCTGCGAAACCGCAATCTTTCTAGGCGACTGGCATCACAATCGTAGTACTACTGATGTTAGTACTATGAACTATACTGTTTCCAATTTAGAAAAATTAAGTTCTAGTTTTGAAAAAGTATATTTCATTCTAGGTAATCACGATCTATTCTACAAAGACAAGCGTGAAATTAACTCTATTGAGTTTATGCGACTCTTCCCGAATATTATTCCAATCAAAGACATCCTAACCGAAGGCGATGTGACTATTATGCCTTGGCTAGTAGGTGACGAATGGAAGGCTATTCCTAAATTAAAGAGTCGGTATATCTTTGGACACTTAGAACTTCCACTGTTTTATATGAATGCTATGGTGCAGATGCCAGACCACGGACAGTTACAAGCCGATCACTTTGGTAATCAAGAATATGTATTCAGTGGGCACTTCCATAAACGTCAAACCAAAGGCAATGTAACTTATATCGGCAATGCATTTCCGCACAACTATGCAGATGCAGGTGACGATGATCGTGGTATGATGATTTTAGAATGGGGTGGCAAGCCAGAGTACAAGACTTGGCCCGGTCAACCTACATTTAGAACTTACAGACTAAGTCAAATCATCGATACACCAGATAAGCTGTTGCGTGAAAAAATGCATTGTCGTGTGACTATTGATTTACCTATTAGTTTTGAAGAAGCTAACTTCATCCGTGAAACATTTATTCCGCAATATAATCTGCGTGAACTGATGTTAATACCAGAAAAAGTTGAAGTAGAGTCGACTGTGAATCCAATCGACATCACATTTGAAAGTGTTGACACTATTGTTATGAATCAAATCAATGCTATTGATAGCGAAGCATACGACAAAAATTTATTATTGGATATCTATAAAGATCTATGATTAAAATCAAGAATCTAACTGTTAGAAACTTTATGAGCGTGGGTAATCAAACCCAAGCTATTGACTTTGACAAAGGTCAACTTACACTTGTCTTAGGTGAAAACCTAGATCTAGGTGGAGATGACAGTGGGGCTCGTAACGGTACTGGTAAAACTACTATCATTAACGGTCTTAGCTATGCTATCTATGGTCAAGCATTAACAAATATTAAACGAGATAATCTTATTAACAAGATTAACAGTAAAGGCATGCTGGTTACTGTTACTTTTGAGAAAGATGGTATCGAATATCACATTGAACGTGGTCGAAAACCAAATGTTCTTAAGTTTAGTATTAACGGTCAAGAACAAGATCTTGAAGATCTTGATGAGAGTCAAGGAGATAGTCGAGAGACACAAAAGGCTATCGAAGAAATGATTAGTATGAGTCACGAAATGTTTAAGCATCTTGTAGCTCTTAATACCTACACTGAGCCTTTCCTAAGCATGAAGGCTAGTGATCAGCGTAATATTATCGAACAATTATTAGGCATTACATTACTAAGTGAAAAAGCAGAAGTTCTTAAAGAGCAAATACGTATAAGCAAAGATAGAATTCAAACAGAAAACACTCGTATCGAAACTATTAAAGTAAGCAATGATCGCATACAACAAAGTATTGACGCATTAGAACGCAAACAAAAGATGTGGGACGATACAAAAGAAAAAAGTATTGAAAATATCTTAAAGAGTATTGATCATTTAAGCCATATTGATGCTGAAGCTGAAATTGCTAGCCATAGAGCATTACTTGAATACAATTCTAAACAAAAAGATCTTGCAGATCTAAACAAAGCCAAAGTACGTGCTGAATCAGATTTAGATCGTGAAGCAAAACAAACAGAAAAGCTAAAGAAAGAAATTAAGGATCTAGAAGATCACAAATGTTATGCGTGTGGTCAAGATCTGCATGATTCAAAACATGAAGAAGTATTAGAAGCTAAAAAGAAAGCTCTACAAGAAGCTGCCTTACAAACATTAGCCACGGATTCACAATTACTCGAACTTATAGACGCTATTAAGGAATTAGGTGAACTGGGTGTAGTGCCTAAGGTATTTTACGATACATTAGAACAAGCATTAAATCATAAAAACACTATTGATAGATTTGAAAAGGATCTAATGCTCAAAGAAGGTGAAACTAATCCGTACTTAGAGCAAATTGAAGAACTAAGAAAAACAGCCGTGCAGGAAATTGATTGGAATGCTGTTAATGAGTTAACTCGAGTCAAGGATCATCAAGAATTCTTGTATAAATTGCTAACAAACAAAGATAGCTTTGTTCGTAAACGTATTATTGATCAGAACTTAGCTTTCTTAAATCAGCGTTTAACCTACTATCTCGACAAGATCGGCTTGCCGCATATTGTAGAATTCCAGAATGACCTAACAGTTATTATCACACAGCTAGGCCAAGACTTAGACTTTGACAATTTAAGCCGTGGTGAACGTAACCGTTTGATACTCAGTATGTCGTGGGCATTCCGTGACGTGTGGGAAAACTTGTATCACAGCATTAATTTATTATTCATTGACGAATTAGTTGATTCGGGTATGGATGCAAGCGGTGTTGAATCTAGTATCGCAGTACTTAAACGTATGACTCGTGAGCGTGATAAGAATGTATTCCTTATTTCTCATAGAGACGACTTAACTAGTCGTGTTAATCACGTGCTTAAGGTTATTAAAGAAAACGGATTTACTAGTTATAGCAACGATGTGGAGATTGTTGCTTGACTACAGAAAGCCACGATAAGATGATTGCTGCTTTTCAGGAATATTTTAAGTGGCAAGACAGATTTGAATACAAAGGCAGCGACGAAGCAGGCATTAAGGCACGATTTTGGCTATCAGAAATACGCAACGAGGCAAGTAAACGTAGAGTAGAAATACAAGAAAAGCGAGAGGCTCGTAAATTAGCCAGAAAAGGCAAGCTAGGCAGACCCCCCAAGGTAACTAAATGAGTGCAATGGACGTATCAAAATCAACTAGTAGAAGAAATCCCCGAAGGCTACATTGGCTTTGTTTATATCATCACGAATAAAACAACCGGACAGAAGTACATAGGCAAGAAATTAGCACAATTCAAACGTACTAAACCCCCACTCAAAGGCAAAAAACTTAAAAGAAGAAGCACAGTAGAAAGCGATTGGCGTGAATACTGGGGTTCGT